ATGACGTTTTCCCGAAAGGGGAAACGCAGACGACCAAAATGCGGACGAAAAAAAACCGCCCCGGAGGGCGGTCGGTGTGGGCTGGTCACTCGGTGGTTTCGGTGAACCCGTCCAGGCGGTCGGTGGCAAGGTCAACCAGATCAGCGGCAAAATCCAGCAAGCCCAGCAAGCGCGCTTGCTTCAATGCTTTGCAAATTGTCTTGTCCAATGCCGCGCGGTCGGTTGATTCAATGCCGCCGGATTTGGTTTTGCTTTCGGATTTGGTTTTGCTTTCGGATTTTTGATTGTGCAGATCGCGGCTAAACGGCACGCCCGTCTCGAAAGCAATCCAGAAGCAAGTGGCATAAGCGCCCGCACTGGCTTTGGAAATGTGATCTGCCTCATACAAAGAAAGAAAGAGATCAGCTACTTCTTTTTTTGCCGGATTTGTGCGTGCATTACCCTTGAGAAACTCAGCCTTTGGCTTGTCGCACTTAATAACCATTTCGTCAACGGCAAGTTGAATCGCTTTATTTTGATCGCGGATAATTGCCTCAGCTTTTGCTCTGCCTTTGTTGAATTCAGAAACGATTTTTGTGAAAGTGGTTTTAGAAACGTAAGACATTTTGATTTCCTTTTGAATTAGCGATCAATATCGACCGCAACTGAATTACACCATAATCCGCCGATAATGTCAAGAGATACCAAAACATTTAACCATAAAATTCTGGGGTATTCCGACCCCACCGTACCCCGACCCCCACTTGGCTGTATTGGGTCCCTCGCGTCCACTTACGCTGAGTGTTGAATCCGCTAACACCACAACTTCACACAACACTGTATATTTATCCAGTACAGACCCCCACCCCCTCAATATAGGAACACCCCCCCGGGTCCAAAATAAAAGGCCTTGCCAAAAAATAAAAATATGAGATACACTACGCGCCGTGGATTGGGGGTACCCGGTCGACGTCTTGGACACGCAGACGCTAAAACGAAGTGGGATTTGGTGGAAGCCCAAAGCTAATTCAGGAGTGCTATTCCCTCCATGCAAACTGCCGTAATTGATTTTGACGTCCCGTTCGCGGACTTTGCTCCGACGTTTGAGTCGTTGGAGACGCGTGTTGCTGCTGCAATGAATGCACTGGTCGAGGTGGGCAACCTGCCAGAACCAAACGAAATCCCCGAAGAGACCAAAGACAAAGCCCGTTCCGTGTTCTCAGGGTATACCCTTGCATCGGACGAAGAGCTGTCTGACCCCAAGACAGTTGTGTACCTCAAGTCCCTGCTAAACGAGTATGACCAAGTCGTCATCAAGTCGGCTGCGCAGATTCGGACGTACGTAACGAACAAGCTGATTGAAGAGTCTGCCAATGCTGACCCCCGTATCCGGATGCGGTCCCTTGAGCTGCTGGGCAAAATTTCGGATGTCGGCCTGTTCACCGACAAGACTGAGGTCACACTGCGTCACCGGCCCACGGAAGAGTTGGAGCAGCTGCTGCGCGAGCGCCTGACCAAGGTGATCGAGGGTCAAGTTGTAGAAAGCCCCCGCACAAGAACGATCGAGCTGTCTGCCGATGACATCGACGCCAAACCTGCCACCCCAAGACCCACAGATGCAGTCGACGCTAACGCCTGAGATGATCGAAAAGGTCGTGAAGGGGCTGCCACCTGCAGAGGCGGCGGACTTGCTGGCCATGTTCGACGAGTTGGAAGAGCGCAAGAGCGTGCAGCACGCTCAGAATGACTTTTTGGCGTTTATTGCGGCCATTGATCGCAACTACAAGTTCGGCACGCACCTCAAAAGGCTGGGAAACCTGCTGATGGATGTGGAGGATGGGACCAAAAACCGCATCGCTGTGTCCATGGCGCCTCGTATGGGCAAGTCCCAGATGATTTCCATCTACTACCCGGCTTGGTACCTAGGCAGACACCCCGATCACAAGGTCATTGTGGCCTCCCACACTGCAGATTTGGCGGTTGTGATGGCCCGCAAGGTGCGAAATTTGCTCCAAACGGCTGAATATCAGCGGATTTTCCCTGAAACCAAGATCGCAAGCGACGCAAAAGCGGCTGCGCAGTGGAATACGACCCAAGGCGGCGAGTATTTTGCGATCGGTGTGGGTGGTGCGCTGGCCGGACGGGGTGCACACCTCATTATTGCGGACGATCCGCTGTCCGAACAGGACATCAAGGCCGGAAATACGAACTCTTTGGACACAACGTACGAGTGGTTCAGTGCAGGTTTGCGTACTCGCTTGATGCCGGACGGCAAAATCTGCGTTTTGCACACGCGTTGGCACCAGCGGGACCTTATTGGGCGCTTGCTCAAAGACTCGGCCATGAACGAGGGCGGCGACCAGTACGAAGCGTTCGAGTTCCCTGCCATTCTTAACGAGGGTACCGACAACGAGAAGTCCATCTGGCCAGAACAGTGGTCGATTGAGTCTTTGCAGCAAACCCGGGCGTCCATGCACCACATCATGTGGCAGTGGTATGCGCAGTACCAGCAAAACCCGACGGCATCCGAGGCTGCCATCATAAAACGGGACTGGATCAAGTGGTGGACCAAAGACGACCCGCCGCCCTGCGACTTTATCGTGCAAGCCTACGATACGGCGCTCACCACCAAGGAGCGCTCGGACTTTTCTGTGTGCCACACATGGGGGGTCTTCACCAACGAGGACGACGGCTCGACAAACGTGATCCTGCTAAACCGGGTCAAGGGCAAATACGAGTTCCCGGAGCTCAAGAAGATGGCCCACGAGCAGTACGAAGAGTGGGAGCCGGACTCGGTGATCGTGGAAGCGAAGGCTTCCGGCCAGCCGCTGATCGACGAGATGCGCCGCTCGGGCATATTCGTGCAGGACTTCAGTCCGGGCAAGGGTCAAGACAAGATTGCTCGGATCAACGCCGTCTCGGATATGTTTGCAGCTGGGCAGGTTTGGTTCCCCGAGACGAGCTGGGCAGCCGGTACGGTGGAGGAGATTTTGGCGTTCCCGGCAGGCGAGCACGACGACGAGGTGGATGCGATGACACTGGCCCTGATGCGGGTGCGCAAAGGCGGCTTGTTGCGCCTGAGCACCGACAAGGAAGATAATGAGGTCTTCCACAAGGCCCGTCGGGCCGCTTACTACTGAGATAAGGACTCAATATGAACATGGTTCCCGGCATCGGCGGCGCCCCATTGGGGATGGCAGACGAAGATATGGCTCTGCTGGACGACACCCCCGCGATTGAAATCGAGATTGAAAACCCCGAAGGCATAACAGTCGGCGTAGATGGCCTAACCATCGACCTGATGGGCGGCGAGGAGTCGGACTCCGACGTTCCGTTTGACGCCAACCTAGCGGAGTATATGGACGACGGTGAGCTGCAGAAGATTGCCAGCGATCTGGTCGCTGATATTGAAGCAGACATCACCTCACGTAAAGACTGGGTAGAGATGTACGTCAAGGGCCTTGAGGTCCTCGGCATGAAATATGAAGAGCGCGTGGAGCCGTGGGAAGGCTCGTGCGGCGTGTACTCCACACTCCTGACCGAAGCTGCTGTGCGCTTCCAAAGCGAGACGATCATCGAGACGTTCCCCGCTGCGGGCCCCGTCAAGACCGAGATCATCGGTGCGATCGACAAGCTCAAGGAAGACGCCGCTGCTCGCGTGCGCGAGGATATGAACTACAAACTCACCGAGGAGATGCCTGAGTATCGCCCCGAGCACGAGCGCATGTTGTTCAATCTGGGCTTGGCCGGTAGCGCGTTCAAGAAGGTCTATTTCGATCCGAGCCTTGGCCGTCAAGTGGCGATGTTCATCCCCGCTGAAGACGTCATCATTCCGTACGGCGCCTCGGGCGCTCGCACCGCAGAGCGTGTCACCCACGTGATGCGTAAGACCAAGAACGAGATCAGAAAGCTGCAGGTCGCAGGCTTCTACGCAGAAGCTGATCTGGGCGAGCCACAGTCGTTCCACACAGACATTGAAGAGCAAAAAGCCAAGGACCAAGGGTATTCCCTGACGGACGACGACCGCTACCAGCTCTTTGAAACACAAGTTGATTATGACCTGCCGGGGTTTGAAGATGAAGACGGTATCGCGCTTCCCTACATCATCACGATTGATCGGGGCACTAACAAGGTTCTGGCAATCCGCCGTAACTGGAATGAAGAAGATAAGCTCAAGCTCAAGCGCCAGCATTTCGTTGACTACTGCTATATCCCGGGTTTTGGCGCGTATGGTTTCGGTTATATCCACCTCATTGGGGGTTATGCTCGTGCTGGCACTTCTCTCATCCGGCAGTTGGTTGATGCCGGTACTCTTAGCAATCTTCCCGGCGGCCTGAAGGCCCGTGGCCTGCGCATCAAGGGTGACGACACCCCGATCCAGCCCGGTGAGTTCCGCGACGTAGACGTGCCAAGCGGTAGCGTGCGTGACAACATCATGCCCCTGCCGTACAAAGAGCCAAGTCAAGTTCTGGCTGCGCTGCTCGACAAGATTACGGACGAGGCTCGCCGTCTGGGCTCCATCGCTGACATGAAGATCAGCGACATGTCGGCCAATGCCCCAGTGGGTACTACACTGGCAATTCTGGAGCGTCAGCTCAAGACGATGAGCGCTGTTCAGGCTCGCGTGCACTACTCGATGAAGCAGGAGTTCAAGCTCCTCAAGGCCATCATCCGAGACAATACTCCGACTGAGTACGAGTACGATCCAGTGGCCGGCGACCGCAAGGCCAAGCGTGAAGACTACGACATGGTGGAGGTGATCCCCGTCTCCGACCCCAACAGTGCAACGATGGCCCAGCGGATCATGCAGTACCAAGCTGCTATCCAGTTGGCCCAAGGCGCCCCTCAGATTTATGACCTGCCGCAGCTGCACCGCCAGATGCTCGAAGTGTTGGGTATCAAGAACGCACAGAAGCTGGTCCCGATCGAAGACGACATGACGCCGCGCGACCCGGTCAGCGAGAACATGGCGTTCCTCAACGGCAAGCCCACAAAGGCGTTCATCTACCAAGACCACGATGCCCACATCGCTGTGCACACGTCCTTGATGCAGGACCCGCTCATCATGGCCCAGATCGGTCAGAACCCGCAGGCGCAGAAGATGATGGCCGAGATTCAGGCCCACATCGCAGAGCACTTGGCGTTCGCGTACCGCAAGAAAGTCGAAGAGCAGCTTGGCGTGCCACTGCCCCCGCCCGACGAAGAGATGCCCAAAGAAGCCGAAGTCATGCTCTCTCGCATGACCGCACAGGCTGCTCAACAGGTGCTCGCCCAGAGCAAAGGACAGGCTGCACAGCAGCAGGCCCAGCAGCAAGCGCAAGACCCGGTCATCCAGATGCAGATGCAAGAGCTGCAGATCAAGGCCAAGGACGCCGAGACCAAAGCGCTCAAAGTCAAGGGCGACCTGCAACTCAAAGCCGAGGAGCTGGCACTCAAAGCCAAGGAAGGTGCAGCCAAGATTGGCGAAGACCCGGCCATGGCCATGATGCGTATCCAGCAAGAGATCGTGCAAGCGCAAGAACTGCACGCCCTCGAAGTGGCTGCGAAGCAAGCCGAACTGCAACAAGCCCAAGCCGCACAGCAGCAAGCCGCTGCCCAGCAGCAACAGGTTCACCAGCAGAAGATGGCCCATGGCGGTCAGGTGCACAACCAGAAGTTGCGCCACGCTGAGATACAAGCGGAGCTGGCTGCTCAACGCGCCATCGCCAGCGCCAATAAACCGAAAGGCGGAGGTGACGCTTAATGGATAGACAAGCTCTGGAGTACCTCGACAAGAAGTACTCCGACGAAATCAGAGTCATTGAAGAGAGTTTGGGCGCCGGCGTGGCTAAAGACTACGCCGAGTACCAAAACCTGTGCGGGGTTATCCGGGGTCTGTTGACCGCACAGCGCGAAATTAACGACCTCCTGCGTAAAGTGAAAGACTTTGAAGATGACTGATTTCAACGTTCAGGCAGTAGATTTGTCTGGCATCCTCAACAAACCTGCTGAGGAAAAAGCCAAACAGATCCCTGACCCATCTACCTACCACCTCCTGTGCGTCCTTCCGGAGATTGATGAAGAGTACGGCGAGTCCGGCTTGATTAAGTCCAGCCAGACCATGCACTTTGAAGAAGTGCTCTCGCCCGTCCTGTTCGTCGTCAAGATGGGGCCTGACGCATACCGCGATGAGAAGCGGTTCCCGAGCGGCCCGAGCTGCAAGGTTGGAGACTTTATTTTGGTGCGACCCAACACGGGCACCCGCATCAAAATCCATGGCAAAGAGTTCCGTCTGATTAATGACGACTCTGTTGAAGCCGTTGTCCAAGACCCGCGCGGCATCACCCGTGCCTCATAAGGAGACCGATCATGGCAATGGAACAAGTCGAATTCGTCTTTCCTGACGAACAGGAAGCCGAGAACCCGCGCAAGGGCGGTGCTGTAGTCGAGCCTGAAAAGGACGAAAAGCCCGCGAAAGTGGAAGCCGAGATTGAAGTCGTTGACGACACGCCGGAAGAAGACCGTGGCCGCAAGCCAATGTCTGAGCCCCCCAAGGACGTGACCGACGAAGAGTTGGCTAAGTACGATGAGGGCGTGCAAAAGCGTATCAAGCACTTCACCAAGGGCTACCACGACGAGCGTCGTGCCAAGGAAACCGCTCTGCGTGAGCGCGAGGAAGCTATTCGCGTTGCTCAGCAGTTGGTCGAGGAGAACAAGAAGCTCAAGGGCTCTCTGTCTCAAGGCCAGAACGCGTTGATCGAGCAGGCCAAGAAAGTAGTTGCGAACGAGCTGGAACAGGCCAAGCGCAAGTACAAGGAAGCCTACGAATCTGGCGACGCTGACGCGCTTGTCGACGCTCAAGAGAACCTCACCTCCATCAAGATGAAGGCGGAGCGTGTAAATAATTTTAAGCCTACCCCTTTACAGGAAAGTAAAGCTGAGGTACAACTACCACATCAGTCAGCTCCCGAGCCTCAGATTGACCCCAAACTACGAGCATGGCAGGATGACAATCCGTGGTTTGGTTCCAACAAGCGTATGACTGCGTACGCCCTTGGAGTTCACGAGGACTTAGTGGCTGAAGGAATTTCTGCTGGAAGCGCCGAATACTATAAACGTGTCGACGCTGAAATGCGGGATCGTTTCTCGGATATGTTTGAGTCTGAGAAGCCGGAGAGTGCTACCCCCTCTCCGAAAAAGTCAAACGTTGTCGCACCGGCAACGCGGAGTACTGCGCCTAGAAAAGTCGTACTTACCAAATCGCAGGTCGAAATCGCCAAGCGGCTTGGGGTTCCTCTGGAACTCTACGCACGTAAGGTTGCGGAAGAAATGAGGAAATGAAAATGGAACAGACACTTGACAACCGTAAGCCCCGCTCGCTCAATCAGCGTGAAGCCGCTGAGCGCCCGAAGGCATGGATGCCACCCCAGCTTCTGCCCGATCCGAATCCGGAAGAGGGTTATGCGTTCCGCTGGATTCGCATCAGTATGGCCAACCAATCTGATCCACGTAACATTTCAGCAAAACTCCGCGAGGGTTGGGAGCCCGTCAAGGCGTCCGATCATCCAGAGATCAGACTGTTCGGTGAGAACGATGCTCGTTTTCCTGACGCTGTGATCGTGGGTGGCTTGATGCTCTGTAAAACTCCTGCTGAGTTTGTGGACCAGCGAAATGCGTATTACGGCAATCAAACCGAGTCGCAAATCCAGTCCGTGGACAACAGCTTCATGCGTGAGGGTGACTCGCGGATGCCGCTCTTCAAGGAGCGTAAGTCCACAGTCTCCTTCGGTAAAGGCAACTAAACTTTTTTGGAGTCCAAAACATGGCTTACCCCACCGTTTCGGCCCCGTACGGCCTTCAGCCTGTCAATTCCCTTGACGGCAAGCCTTACGCTGGCGCCATTCGCCAGATTCCCGTTGCTGCAGGCTTCGCTACCGCCATCTTCAATGGCGATACCGTGCTGATCAGCGATGGCTATCTGATTAAATCTACCACCACCAACAGCGGCGGCATCGTCGGTGTTTGCTTGGGCGGTCAGTACGTGAACTCTAACGGTCAAACCGTTCAGGGTCAGTACATCCCCGCTTCTGCATCCACCTCCTCGAATCTGGCCTACGCCTACGTCGTGGACGATCCAAATGCACTGTTCAAGGTCGCCGTGGTTACCTCTGGTACCACCATGGGCACCGCTAGCCGTGCTGACGTTGGTTCCAACGTGCCGCTGGTCCTGAATGCTGGTTCCACCACCACTGGTGATTCCGCTTTCGGCGTGACCCTGACCGGCGCCGGTACCACTGCCACCATCCCTCTGCGTGTAATCGACGTTGTGCCCGAGACAGCTACCGCTGCCGACACGTACACCGAGTTGTTCGTCAAGATCAACACACACCAGTACAACAACACCACTGGTGTTTAAGGAGTAAATCATGGCAATTTCTCGTGCCCAGCTTCTGAAAGAACTGCTGCCCGGTCTGAACGCTCTGTTCGGTCTGGAATATGCCCGTTACGGCGAAGAACACAAGGAAATCTACGAAACCGAGACTTCCGAGCGTTCGTTTGAAGAAGAGACCAAGCTCTCTGGCTTCAGCGCTGCCCCCGTGAAGAACGAAGGTTCTGCTATCCAGTACGACAACGCACAGGAAGCATGGACCGCTCGTTACAACCACGAAACCATCGCCATGGGCTTCTCCATCACGGAAGAAGCAGTGGAAGACAACCTGTATGACAGTCTGTCTAGCCGCTATACCAAGGCTCTGGCCCGTGGTATGGCCTACACCAAGCAGGTGAAAGCCGCTTACGTGCTGAACCAAGGCTTCAACAGCGCCGTGAAATACGGTGACGGCGTGCAGTTGTTCTCGACTGCTCACCCGCTGGTCTCTGGTGGCACCAACAGCAACCGCCCCGCTACTGCTGCTGACCTGAACGAAACTTCGTTGGAAAACGCTGTTATTCAGATCGCTGCTTGGACGGACGAACGCGGCCTGCTGATCGCTGCTAAGCCCAAGAAGCTGATTATTCCTCCAGCACTGCAATTCGTTGCAACCCGCCTGTTGGAAACCAGCCTGCGTGTTGGCACCGCCGACAACGACATCAACGCACTGAAGAACAACGGTTCTGTGCCCGAGGGTTATGCCATCAACCACTGGTTGACTGACAACAACGCTTGGTTCCTGACCACCGACGTTCCTAACGGTCTGAAGCACTTCGTCCGTACCCCCATGGCAACCTCCATGGACGGCGACTTCGACACCGGCAACGTGCGCTACAAGGCCCGCGAGCGTTACAGCTTCGGCGTGTCTGATCCGCTGGGCGTGTACGGTTCTCCCGGCGCTTAATTTTTCTTCGGAAAAATGTGAGAAGGGCCCCTTGTGGGCCCTTTTCTTTTGGGTTATATTGCACACACGTCTGGGACCTTTCCGTGCATCAAACTGACCCAGCAGACGACTTGCCGATTGATGCGCTGATCTCGCAAGTGAGGACACTGCAATGGCTAATACCACTTTCCAAGGGCCCGTTCGTTCCGAGAACGGCTTCCAATCCGTTACCGTCAGCTCCACCACTGGCGCTGTTACTGTTGATGCCACCTTTGGCGCCGCAACCACAGTCAACGATCTGACTGTCGCCGATGTTGTCATTTTCTCTGGCTTGCCCACTTCTGACCCCGCTGTTGCTGGCCAACTGTGGAGCAACGCTGGTGTTCTGACCGTCTCCGCCGGTTAATAGGAGCACATCATGTCTATGCAGACTGATGTAAAAGCCACGCAAGCAACGGCAAGTGGGGCTATTTTTGCCGGGCGCGCCCGTGTCAAATGTTTGACTATCGCCTACGCTTCTGGTGGCACCGTTGCCATCAAAGACGGCGATTCTTCCGGCACTACGGTGTGGGCGTTTACGGCCCCTGCAGCTGCTGGCTCTATCAATGTGCTGCTGCCCGGCGAGGGTATTTTGTGTGCAACTAGCGTGTATGCAACATTGAGCAGCGCAACTGTCACGGTGATTTATGGCTGATGAAATCCGCCCGGTGAACCTGCAAGGTCGCAAACTGATGATTGCGATCCCAGCGTATGACGGCAAGCTGAACATCAAGTCAGCTTTTGCTTTGGCACGTCTGGCGCAGATGGCTCCTTCGTATGGCATCAAGCTGTACCTGAGCCACCTGTCCGGGTGCTCGCTGATTACGCAGGCACGCAATTCACTTGTGGCAGATTTTCTGAAGACCGACGCTGACGCAATCTTGTTCCTTGACTCCGATGTCATCGTAAGCCCGGAAGCCGTTCTGCGGCTTTTTGCTTTGAGCATTGGCAAGGACATTACTGCCGGCATCTACCCACGTCGCGGCGCAGATCGCAAATTCTTTGTCGATATGCCTACTGATGAGCACAAGCGCCTCATGTTTGATGAGAGCGGGCTGCTGCAAATCAATCGTATCGGCACCGGGTTCATGATGATCCAACGTCATGTCATCGAGGGCATGATCGCAAACCACCCAGAGTGGGGCTACGAAAACAATGTGGACAAGCGAACAGACTACGCGCTGTTTGATTTCTGCATCAAAGATGGCCAGTACTTTGGTGAGGACTACACGTTCTGCGATCGCGCCCGCGCAGATGGCTACTCAATCTACCTTGACCCATCCATCAGCTTGCCTCACGTTGGCACCGAAGAGTTCACTCGTGACTTTGAGGAAGACGTGCTCAAGCCTCTGATGCGTCCTGATCTGAAAGTAGCAAATGGCTAAGACACCAGCATGGACTCGCAAGGAAGGCAAAGACCCCAAGGGCGGCTTGAACGCCAAGGGACGAGCTTCCTACAACAAGGCGAACCCCGGCAAGCCGGGGCTGAAGCCGCCAGCACCACACCCGAAGACAGAAAAAGACGCCAAACGCCGCGACTCTTTTTGTGCAAGGATGTCTGGAATGCCGGGGCCGATGAAGGACGAAAAAGGTAAGCCAACGCGTAAAGCGTTGTCTTTGAAGGCATGGAACTGCTGAGCTGCACACGGTGTCATACGGAAAAACCGGCGACTGCCGAGTTTTTTCCGTTACACAATAAAAAACGCAACGGCCTAGATAGCTGGTGCCGTGAGTGCCGTGCTACATACAGAAACGCAAACTGTCGAGGCAAGTTTCGTGCGGTTATTTCTGACGAAAAACTGCAAGAGCTGAAAGCCACCACACATGAATGCGTTATTTGTGGGGCGCAGGAACCTCTGGTCGTAGACCACGATCACGTGACCGGCAAAGTTCGCGGCATGTTGTGCAATCACTGCAACCGAGGGCTTGGGCATTTTCGGGATGACCCGACGCTGCTTGAGTTTGCGGCGCAATATCTATATGCTTCGGTAGATAGCCCTAAGTGGGATGCCTACAGAGAGGCGCGTGAGGTAGTCTGATGGAAATGATGTTGTGGAACGTAGTGCTCTCGTTCGTCTCTGGCTTAGTGCTGTGGCTTGTGAAGTCACAGTGGGAGGAGATCAAGCGCGTACAGATTCTGTTGAACCGCACCCGTGAGGAAGTGGCCAAAGAGTATGTAACGAAAGTCGAGGTTCATAGCGATATAAACCGAGTGCTTGATCGACTAGACAGACTAGAGAACAAACTGGATACTTTCATGCGCGAGCAGCGCGAAACTAAGTGAGGTAAATCATGGACAACAGCAAAATGATGAAGGCACTTGCTGCTCACGCGGCCAAGCCAGCATCCAAGGCCCACAAAGGACTCAAGTCCGGTGGATCCGTTAAATCGGGTATCGACGGTGTTGCCAAGAAGGGCAAAACCAAAGGAACCCAAATCGCCATGTGCAGTGGCGGCATGGCCAAAAAGAAGTGAGGTCTATCATGGCAACAAAGAAACCCCGTAGCGCAGCTCAAGAAGCAGCCATGCGCGAAGCCCAAGAAGCCAAGGACACCGAGGCTGCAGGCGCAGCTTACGACAAGGCTATGCCCAGTCCTGAGCGTTATGCCAAAGGTGGCAAAGTTGGCTCCGCTTCCAAGCGTGCTGACGGCTGCGCACAGCGCGGCAAGACTCGCGGCATGATGGTGTAATCATGATCTCCAGTCGCGGGATGGGGGCCATCTCCCCCAGCAAAATGCCCAAGGGCGTGAAGAAAGCCCGCCGGGATGACACTGACTTTACGCAGTACGCTGAGGGCGGCGACGTTAAGGGTAAGTGGATTCAAGGCGCTATCAAAAAGCCCGGTGCCTTGCACGAGCAGCTCGGCGTGCCAAAAGGGGAGAAGATTCCCGCTGGCAAGCTGGCTAAAGCAGCCAAAGCCCCGGGTAAACTAGGCCAACGCGCACGCTTGGCCCAAACGCTTAAAGGCATGAAATGAGCACTTCCGGAGTCACCACTTTTAACCCCGACCTCACCGAGATTGTCGAGGAGGCGTTTGAACGCTGCGGTGGTGAGCTTCGGAGCGGTTATGACCTGCGTACGGCCCGACGCTCGCTGAACTTGATGTTCACCGACTGGGCTAACCGTGGCGTCAATATGTGGACCATGGAGCAGGGTCAGCAGATTCTGACTCCGGGCACTGCCACATATAACCTCCCAGCAGACACTGTTGATCTGCTGGACCACGTGATTCGTACGGGTGCTGGTAGCGCGTCTACGCAGTCAGACTTGACTATCACCCGGATCAGCGAGCCCACCTACGCTACGATCCCGAACAAACTGTCGCAAGCGCGTCCGATTCAGATTTGGATTGAGCGCCTGAACACCCCACGGTTTACCGTTTGGCCGGTGCCTGACAACACGACTCAGTACATTTTGGTGTACTGGCGTCTGCGCCGGATTCAAGACGCCGGTGATGGTGTCAATACGATGGATATGCCGTTTCGGTTCTACAACGCCATGGTGGCTGGCCTTGCCTACTACTTGGGCATGAAGGTGCCCGGCGCGATTGAGCGGCTTCAGGTTTTGAAGCAGCAATACGATGAGGCTTGGGAGCTTGCAGCTGGGGAAGACCGCGAGAAAGCCGCTGTCCGCTTCGTGCCACGTCAGCAATTCATTGGGAGCGGTATCTAATGGGAAACCGCTTTGCGTCCGGCAAAAACAGCATCGCCGAGTGCGATCGCTGCGGGCAGCAATACAAGCTCAAGGACCTCAAGACCGAGGTTATCAAGCAGCGCAAGTACAACCTATTGGTGTGCCGCGCGTGCTGGGACCCAGACCACCCGCAGCTTTTGCTGGGCACATTCCCGGTTGATGACCCGCAGGCAGTCCGCAACCCACGTAGGGATACGACATACTACACATCAGGAACAACCGCAGACGGGTCTCTGGGCGGTGGTAGTCGGGTGTTTCAATGGGGATGGAACCCGGTTGGCGGGTCTAGGGGTTTCGATAGCGATCTAACTCCAAATGATTTGATTGCTACGGGACAAATTGGTACAGTTACGATAGTTACTGCATAAGGAGCAGATCATGGCTTTCACACGTTCCGCTGACGGCGTCGCTAAAAAAGGCAAGACCGTAGGCAAAAATCTGGGTGACGACGGTAAAAAAGTCGGTCTCCAATCTGGCCCGAGCAAAAAAGTGGGTGGTGGCAAGACCGACGCTAACATGCTCAAGATGGGTCGTGGTCTGGCTAAGGCCGCCGCAAGCAAGCGAGGCTAATCATGGCTACAAACAACAAACCCGCATCGGCTTATACAGGCCGCTACAAGGAAGGCTTGAAAACCACTCGCAAAAACGAGGGTGATCTGGCCAACTACGACGTGAGCGTTGGTAACATCGACAAGTCCAAGGGTGAGTATCCCGTCAAGAAGACCGGCATCAAAATCCGGGGTACTGGCGCTGCTACCAAAGGCGTTATGGCACGAGGCCCGATGGCCTAAGAGGTAGGCGATGAACTACACCGAGTTGAAGGCGAACATTGCGGACATCTGTGAAAACACTTTCACGGATGACGAATACGCTCTGTTTACGCAGCAGGCGGAGCAGCGCATCTACAACACGGTGCAGTTGGCCAACCTGCGAAAGAACGTCACAGGGGCACTGACCAGCAGCAATCAGTATTTGTCTGCCCCGGTTGATTTCCTGTCTACGTACTCGCTGGCAGTCATTGACGCTGATGGGGACTATCACTACTTGCTAAACAAGGACGTGAACTTCATCAGGGAGGCGTACCCTAGAGCAAGCTCTACCGGCCTGCCAAAGCATTACGCCATCTTTGGCCCGCGTTCCGATGACCCTAACGAGCTTTCGTTCATTGTCGGTCCGACGCCTGACGCTTCGTATAGCGTCGAGCTCCATTACTACTTCTATCCTGAGTCGATCGTCACTGCGGGAGACACATGGCTCGGCGAGAACTTCGACTCTGCACTGCTTAACGGCGCGCTGGTTGAGGCCATTCGCTACATGAAGGGCGAACCCGATTTGGTCAAGCTCTATCAGGATATGTACCTGCAGGCGATCGCGTTGCTCAAGAACCTTGGGGACGGCAAGCAGCGTATGGATGCGTACCGTGATGGGCAAACTCGTATTCAGGTAAATTGACATGTTCCCAAACCCAATCGACATCTCCAGCTCGTTCCGCGTTGACGTGGCCACCACTTCGGGTCGTGGGTTTACGCCAGAGGAATTGGCTGAGCGGGCTCTGGACAAAATCATTGCTGTAGGGGAAAATTCTCACCCAGCAGTGCGTGAACAAGCATTGGCATTTCGAGAAAAAATTCGCGGGGTGTTGGTGCTCTACATGCGTGAGGCAATCCAGTCAGACCGCACGACCATCGCAAACCGGCTGCGTGAAGCTGGATACCCTGACCTTGTAACACTTCTCAAATAAGGAGCCATCATGGCAATCACCCAAGCAATGTGCACGACGTTCAAGCAAGAGCTACTGCAAGCTTTGCACGACTTTGACTCGGCTGGTGGCGACACATTCAAGATTGCGCTGTACACCAGCTCGGCCACTCTGGATGCGTCCACTACCGCATACACGTCCACTAACGAGACTACGGGTACTGGATATACCGCTGGCGGCAACACGCTCACAAACGTTACGCCAAACTTTTCTGGCACCACCGCGTTCACTGACTTTGCAGATACCACTTGGTCGTCTGCATCCATCACAGCTCGCGGTGCTTTGATCTATAACAGCACCAACTCCAACCGCGCAGTTTGTGTGCTGGACTTTGGCGCTGACAAGACGTCTACCGCTGGTGACTTTACGATCATCTTCCCGACTGCTGACGCCTCAAACGCCATCATCCGCATTGCCTAATTGGGGGTGATCCATGGCGCTGGTTCTTGCTGATCGCGTAAAAGAGACGTCCACAACGTTTGGTACGTCAGATATGGTGCTGCTTGGCGCCTCGTCTGGCTACCAGGCGTTCAGTCAAGTCATGACCGGCGGGGACACCACCTACTACTGCATTGTGTTGCAGTCGGCGGGTGAGTGGGAAGTTGGTATCGGCACCTACCAGAGCGGGTCAAACGCGCTGACGCGCAACACTGTTCTTGCAAGTAGCAACAACAACAACCCCGTTAGCTTTGGCGTTGGTACAAAAGACGTCTTTGTCACCTACCCAGCAAAGCGTTCGCTGTATGGTGGGTCGTCGGGGTCTTTGGCAACGGATGTCGGTCTGAACCTGCTCACGCTGACAAACCCGAGTGCTGTTACGTTTCCGCGCTTCAACGCAGATAACAGCGTCTCAGCTCTTGATGCCGCGACCTTCCGGTCGGCTATTGGTGCTGGCACAGGGAGCGGAACGGTTACGTCGGTAGGAATGACAGTCCCGACCGGCCTGTCCGTTTCTGGCACACCCATCACCGGCTCCGGTACTTTGGCAGTCTCTTTTGCGGCCGGGTACTCGATTCCCACAACTACGTCTCAGACAAACTGGAACACGGCGTACACCGACCGCCTCAAATGGGACGGAGGATCAACAGGTCTTACCGCGTCAACGGGCCGTACATCGCTCGGCGCGACTACGCTTGGCGGCAACCTGTTCACGATCACAAACCCGAGTGCGGTTACATTCCCGCGGTTCAACGCAGACAACACAGTCTCTGCTTTGACTGCTGCTGACTTCCGCACAGCAATTGGTGCTGGTACGGGGAGCGGCACGGTTACGTCGGTGACGGGCACATCCCCTGTTGCTTCGTCTGGAGGGGCAACTCCAGTCATTAGCCTTAGCGCTGCTTATGGCGACACGCTGAACCCGTACGGCAGCAAGACCGCCAATTATTTTTTGGCGGCACCAAACGGGGCTGCTGGTGCTCCAACATTCAGAGCAATGGTGGCGGCAGATGTTCCAACACTGAACCAAAACACCACAGGTTCAGCGGCCACGTTGACAACCACACGCACGCTGTGGGGTCAAAACTTCAACGGCTCGGCAAACGTCACAGGCGCAATGTCCAGCGTCACAACGCTGTCGATGTCTGGCCAACTCACGAATACTGTGGCCACTGGCACTGCGCCGTTTGCAATTACGTCCACGACACGAGTGGCGAACCTGAACGTGGCGACGGCTGGCACAGCAGATGTAGCCACTGCATCGACGATTACAACGTCCTCAACAGCAAGCGCATTCAAAGTTCCTTTTGCGAACACAACCGCAAGCACTACAGGTAACTATGGACTGCTGCAGGACTCCGCTGCCGAGTTCACATACAACCCAAGCACGAATACGCTGGCTGTGGGCACGGTGTCTGGCACAGCCACAAACGCCACAAACGTAACAGCCACGACGTCGACAACGGCCAGCGCGTTCAAGGTACCGTTCCTCAACACAACCGCCAGCACAACCGGAAACTACGGGCTGCTGCAAGACAGCACCGCCACATTCACGTACAACCCAAGCACAAATACGCTTACGGCTGGCACGTTTTCTGGGGCTTTGTCTGGTAACGCTTCGTCGGCAACACAGGCTGGCGCACTGTCTTTTGGTAACGGCTCCGTCACCACGTCCGTAAACAACACGCCGACGCTGACAACGGCAATGGCTTTGGTGGTCAACAACACCTCCAGTCGATGGGCAAACTTTGAGGCCGTTGTTAAGCAGGTCACAAGCTCTGACAATGCGGTTGCGCTTACCGAAACGTCTCCCGGCGTGTGGGACATCACGACGTACACCCCTCCGGTTCCGGGTTGGTATAGCGTCCAGTCGGATGGGCTCGGGAATTTAGCAACAACACTTGCACTTCCCGCCGACTGGACGAGCTCGCCAAGCGGCCCCAGTGGGTATTTGTATATCGGTGCATCATCCACAATGAGTGGCGGAGGATGGGGAACCGGCCTTAGCGGCCCCACATGGTCGAGCTATGGAACAGGGGCGTACTCGGGGTGGTCGACCAGCAATGGTCTATACGGTTCAAACTACTCTAGCTGGGGGTCTGTTACAGACCCGTCAACAGTATGGGTGTTTGCGCCAACAAGCGGTCTTGTGTTTTCGTACATGCAGTACCCGCCGCAAAGCTCAAACTCGTCTTTTACGGATGTTTTTGGGTATTCCGGAGGATCGTGGTCAAGCGGCTTTGGCAGTTCGTGGTCAGTCTCCACGGGGTCGTCTGGGTCCACACGGGTCTTTTATCTTGTATTGATGGTTTCCGGCAACAACACGGTTACTGCAAACGGCTCCTTGTCCGGGACAACCATAGATACCGCGTACAACAGTTGGTCAAACACAACCTATGTGTTTTTTAAGTGCACCGACAACACATCCGTTGGGTCGATTTTGTCTGGAACTAGCCCGGTTTCATGGAGCATGTCGAACTCTTACTACGGCCACGCTTGGTACGAATACACTTGAGGTGAATCATGAGCGATACTGACATCACCCAAACGACACTTCTTGAGGCCAACACCATCATCAAGGCCCGCAATGTGCGAGAAGACCGCGCTCAAGCGCTGTCCCAGTGCGACTGGACACAGGTGCCTGACGCGCCGTTGACCGCCGAGCAAAAAGCTGCATGGGCCGCGTACCGTCAAGAGCTGCGCGACCTGACCACGCAAGAGGGCTTCCCTTGGAACGTCACATGGCCGACTAAACCGGCTTAAAGGAGACACATGTTCTCCAGCTCCACACTCTCCGGTGCACCGTTCTCTGCCAGTGGAGAGAGTGGGGCACTCGTATCCGTTACGGGCGTCCAAGGCACAATGGCCTTGGGGGAAGAGGCCGTCTCTACTTCCGCGAACATAAACGTTACTGGCGTATCGGCTACCACGTACGTTGGGACTGTATCGTTTATCACCGACCAGAATCTTGAGGTCTTCAGTCCAGCTCCACTGTTTGCTAGCCTTGGCAGTGTTGAGGTATCAAACCAGACGCGTGTTTACGCTGTTGGAGAGTCTGCCTCCGCAGAACTTGGAACTGTTTCTGTTGTCGAGGGCCAAGGCGTATCGGTCAACCTTACTGGCGTTTTTGCATCCACAAGTCTTGGCACCGTATCTGTAACTGCAAAAGCCACCGTCTACTTGACTGGTGTTGAAGGTACGACAGTTCTTGGCCAAGAGGCTGTGGTTGCGCGAGCGATTGTCAATGTGGCGGGGGTGTCTGGTACCGCCACTCTTAGCTCTGTTGGTGTTGCCGCTGGCTCTGTTGTCCAGCCGGTTGGTCAGGCTGCTACTGCATCCGTAGGCTCGGTAAGCGTAGTTGGCGTAGCTAACGTCTCTGTTGTCGGCGTCGCGGGTACGACACAGCTTGGCAGTGTGACAGCCGTAATTCCTAAGCCGGTGTATGTTACCGGGGTAGAAGCCCAATCAGAGCTCGGGTCTGTAGCGGTTGTTGGTGCTGTCGCTGTAAACGTCATTGGTGTAGCTGGGGTTGTCCAACTCGGCGAAGCTGTTGTAGACACGAGGACGCTTGTTGAGGTCTCTGGCGTATATGCAACAGGGCAACTTGGCAGCGTCGGGCAGATTATTTCCGTCGATGTGTACGCCACAGGTGTGCAGGCCGTCGGGCAAGTTGGGTTTGCCCTTGTCTGGGGGCTAATCCCTGACAACCAAGACCCGAACTGGACACAAATTAACAACGCCGTGGTTGACGGGTGGACCCCCGTCAACGACGCTAACACGGTATCATGGGAACAAATCGCTGCTTAAAGGTGAAACATGGCCAGCTCTTATTCAGAACTTAAATTTGAACTCATTTCGACCGGCGAACAGTCCGGCACTTGGGGCGACACAACCAACACAAACATTGGCACCGCCATCAACGAAGCTATCGCAGGTATGGCCACCGTTACTATCAACGGCGACACTACCCTTGCATGGCTAAACACCTCAGCAAGCCAAGACGCACGCAACTACGTGCTGAAGTTAGCTGCCGGCACAGTGGCTGCAGGCTTTAATTTGGTTGTCCCGACGATTGAAAAACCCTACGTCGTTGTGAACGAATCTGGCTACACAGCCACGGTAAAGACCTCTGCGGGCACTGGAGTTGCGGTGCCGTCTGGTAAGTCCGTCGCGGTGTACGCCGATGGAGCAAACGTTGTGCAGCTGTTGAATCATGTGCCAACTCTGAGTGCAAGCAGCTTATCGCTCACGACCGCACTTCCCGTGAGCAGCGGCGGCACTGGGGCTGCAACCCTGACTGGTATTGTGAAAGGAAACGGCACATCCGCCATGACTGCCGTCACAGCACCAACAGGTACCATTGTTGGAACCACTGATACGCAGACGCTGACAAACAAAATCATCCAGCTTCGCGTGTATTCCGTCAGTTCTTTTTCGGGGCCCACATACTCTCCGGCGATTGACGACTATGACATCTTTGTAG